ATATTCTCTACACATTTGTCGACATTGTATATGTATAATTAATCATATAGACATTATTGTGTAGCATTTTCAGGGATTTTTGTCAAGGCCTCGTAAATGAAAAATTTGGCCCATGAGCTAGAATTTCAGGGATTTGAGATCATGTGTCGTAAATAGAAAATTTTGCCCTCATGCCCACAGCATACAAAAAATCCACAGGATGTGGATAACCCTGTGGATAATTTGGGCTAGATATGTTTATCTATCTAACCAGGCATTCTATTTTCATTGTATGCATGCCTATACTTAACTGAATGGATCTGTTTCTTCTTTCCATCCAAATATATTAACTTTAGGTTCCTTTGGAACCGTCCCTACTTTGTAGGAACGAGAAGGTAACTTAAGATTAATTAAATTGTTATCTTGTTGATATGCCTTGATACATTCATTCAGTTCATTGGCTAGCAATAGACCTTCAGATGATGTACCCCTATTTAGATATACATCATGTATCTTTGCTTGTTCTGATATAATCGATACAACCATTTCCATAATGCGGTCAAGTGTATACATTGGCTGTTCTGCCAAATATCGACCAAACATTGTTGGATTAAACCAATGGTCATCCATTAGATTAACTAATGATTCTGCTACTTTGCTTTCTGGTGTTTTCATATCCGCCTCCGCCTAACTGTCTATTGTACCAAAAATAAGAAGTGGGGTCAAGGACCAACGAAGCCCTAACCCCACCCCTGGATTACTTAGCCTTGTTGACTGGCTCTGAAGTAAATGTTAGGCCCTTTGCTACAGCTTCCGCTAGAGCTACCTTGGCTGCTCCTGAGAAGCGCCCACGTACACCTACTGTGATGCCTTGCTGCTTTAGATATTCACGCTTTGTTGTCATTTGAATCCCCTTTCAAGAGATGTTTTATTCAGTATATCAACTATTTGCAATTTTGTAAATAGTTTCAGGAGTTTATTAAGTTGTACCGTAACCGCCAAATTTGGCCCTTACGAAAGATCTGCTTGCTCAATACGATCACTGATTAATTTAGCAATGATGTTGTGAGCTTCAATGTTCTCAGTCTCAGATCCACCCCACAAAAGCTTTTGGGCTGTGTCTAACTGATCATTCAGGTATGCGTCACTCATCCTCATCTTCATCTTCGTCTTCTTCCTCTTCCTCAAACATTGTGTCCACAATGTAGTCACGATTTGTCATCCATTCAAGTACTTCTTCTTGGTGCTGTTCCGCCCCGTACTCTAGAGAGAAGCCCTGGCCTGCCTCCACGGCCTCACAGAGGTGCCCCCACATGTCGTCTATAGTAACGTTGTGCTTGTAGGTCTCATCCTCAAAGATGTTGTTAATTGTTGACCAGGTCCACAGCCAAACCATGGATAGGCCAAGGTCGGTGGTATCTAGAATCTTTAAACATTCGTTTAGTTTATCTTTGTCTTCAGGTTTCATAGTGTACGTGCTCCAATCGCAAATGATAATTGATATGTGAGTTCATATAGCGCTACCAAGGTGTCTAGTCGTCCTTCACATTCTGTGCGGACCATAGAATCCATTGCCTCTTCAGACAACTCTTCTTGTTCTAATGCGTCTGCCAAGTCTTGTTCAGCAATGAGCATTAGATTCTTTAGTTCTCCATGCATGATGTCAAGGCCTGGAACTCCTGCATTGACCATGCGTTGCAAATGGGGCGGGAGCCCAATGTCTTCAGCATTCATTAATATACCCTTTCGTTGTCATTCATTATATCAGTAGCCACTGACAACAAATGTTCAATAGCCTCAGTTGCTCCTTGGAAATAATCATCTGAAGGGTCATATTCATCATCCTTCAAAGGTTCTCCATTTCTAGCAGATTCCCAATCCTGGTTAACACTAATCAAATGAAGTTTCATGTATTCAATAAAGTGTGATGACTTACTCATAATGATATTCTCCCGTTTCTCTATTGAAGTATTTTACCATAGAGCACTGACAAGTAAAAATTCCAGGGACATCTGAACACTCCCAGTAATGCTGACATTTAGCCCCCATTAGTCAAAGTACCCTTCTGCCCATAGACCCTGTAAAAAGCTAACCGCATCCTCCAGGTCTTTTCTAAGTTCTGTCTTATCCATTAAATCGGACGGGGTCCTAAGATAGAATAACTTAGCATCATGCACAGCATTAGTCATACGATCTAAATCTTCTCCAGTATAACCTAACATAAGTAGCCCTCATCTCCCTCTTTTAGTTCATAGAATTTATTAAACTCATCATAGATAAACTTATCTCCTGACATCTCAGCAAATTGTTTATCCGCATAGTACTGGCCCTCATCTAGATTATTATTAATCCAGTCTTCTAGTAATTGTTCTGCTATCTCTTGATATACAGCGTCAATTACCATTTGGTTTACATCTTCCAAGAAACTACTCATTTTACATCCGCCTTTCGATATTCAGGAACTTTAGTTTCTAAGTATATCTTATGGGTCTGACATTCTTTAACAGCCTCTAAGTCTGCCTCACCTAACCAATTACAAGATGAACATATCTCGCCACAGTCTGATTCACAGTATTCCATTGTGTCTGTTGCATCACAATCACGGCACATAGAATCATATTCTAGATTCTCTTTAACTTCACCACGGACAATCTCATATTCCCCACCCCAACCTGTTTCTTCCTCAAACTCTAATGTGAGTAATGAGTTAGGAACAAGATTACTTAGTTTAGTTAAGATAGTTACAGCAGGTGACCAAGCAGTATTATATTTATATACTAACCAGTTATCATCATCCTCTGATTTATGTTCAATTAGTTCTGTATCAGGATATTCATCACCGTCTGATACTGCTACATCCCATTTGGTTCCCCACTTAGAAGTATTCCAGTTATACCAATCGGTTTGAGTTTTAGCGTGAGCAATTTCTTTAGCAAACCAATCAGGAGCATTTGTATCTGTTCCTAGTCGTGTAGGCTGCTTAACATATTCTTCCATTGTGATACCGTCTTCTAATGGAGAGTGGATATTCCAAAAGGCAAAAACAGGGGCGGAATAAATAGACTCTGATACTTCCATTTCATTAGTCTTCATATTCCAACTATCGTGTAATACCTTATATGGCTGATTTAATTTATCCTTGATAAAATCTATCTCAGACTTTGGACCTTGTATCGTTAATGTGTTATACACCCAATTTGGCATATTATATCCTTTCGTTGATATATGCTAATTATACAATGGACCACTGACATTTGTATAGGGTATATGGGTGTGTTCCACACCACATTCCCAAGCTTTGTGGTCAAGATCACAGATTTTCAGGAGATTTCCTATTGACCTCGTAAAAGAGATATGATACCCTCAATTCTTTTGTGGGCAAAAAAATTCCCCCCAGATCAAGCTGGGGGGTTAATGAATATGGCTGCTGATTTCCAACGAAAGAAATAAACCGCTTTACTTAGCGCCTGGCCCGTAGACTAGTTAGACGCACCACTTCATTTCTGTATTAAAACCAGGACCAAGGTCCTAGATTAATTATACCATACTTAGTTGACTGCAATATTTAGCCACAAATGCTTCAAGGCTTATACTAAATACTTCTGTAGTCAGGTCTTCTTCCATTAAGGTGAACGTTTGTTCTTTCCAATTAATGACAGGTACCTTGTGCTCGTTGTCTGCTAATTCATTTACGGTAATGCCCCAACCTGTTTCGCTGGACCATTCGTCTCCAACCAATTGGCTAATGCATATACGTGTTGCATATGATTCGTCCTGCCACCTTGGATGTGCAGTCTGTACCGCATCCGCTAATTGCTCTAACATTCTGTGTCCAGCCCAGTGGCCGTATAAAAATACTGTATTGCCCTTACGGTCTCTAAAACCAAAGTTTGCTCTGTCGCCCATTTTATTCCGCCTTTGCTAGTAGTTGATTCTGCTCGTAGTTGAGCAATTGTACCATTTCTTGGGCCCAGTCCACAAGGGACTCTCCCTGTGAATTCTTGTGGTGTCCGCAGAAATAAAGAGACATCTCATCTTTCTTTGCTTCCCACATAGCCTGAGCTGCACACTGATCACACTTCAACCATTCAGCCATCACAGTGTTCCACCTTCAATCATTTCTGAAAGACGGTCAAGAATCCAAGAGTCAATGTCATTGATATCAATCTCTGATAATTTCTCCATTAATTCTTCACGAGCAAACTTATACCCGTCTGTAAAACCATCTTTATACTCTGACATTATCTCTCCTTGTATCCTGTCGCTTCTTTGTCTGACCAGTAAGATTCAATTAAATTATACTTGTCACGAATGCGACTTACTTTCTCAATACTACCAGTTCCGATGTTGAAAGTCAACGGTCCGCATTGCTCAGGGTCTAATCCAATTAACTCTGCATCCCAAGTAGCCCGTTCAAAGGCTACCCGAGATGGAGCAGTAAGTTCAAAATACATTAGCACTCGCTAACATTACAAACTTCGGTGTCACCAATTGTGATGTTACCGTTATTTGAATCGGCGTAAAGAGCATCTGTAACTTCTGACTCAAGGTCTAAGTCATAATCATTCTCAAGAATGTTATATGAATAAGTTCCAGTAACTTCAATAGATGCAGTGAATTCAACTTCTCTTACTAGTTCAATTGAAAGCGCTTCAGCAATTGCACGAAGTGTTTCTTGGTCATCTGAATCAGCATATGCTTCAGTGATAATATCTTTGACGGCGTCAATCTTGCCATTTAGAACGCCCACAGTCTTCTGTGATTGACGGCCATTGTGTAAGTCCCATTCAAGACTTGTGACTTTATCAGTTGCATATTCTGCATCTGAATATCCACGGATTACTTTGTAAGTCACCAATAGATTAGAGTTGTATGACTCAGGGATTGGTGTTGTAGTTGTTGTATCTTCCATTGGTTCCTCTTTCGTTAGGGGTGTATCTGTATACGGTATTGTAGCATCTTCCACTGACAACAGGATACAATTTGTACCACATCTGCATGCAAGATTCATCTCGCCTGCTGGCCATCCATACCCATCTTTAAATGTATATTCAATTAATGCGTCACAGTCTCCCGTGCACACCCAGGTGTACTTCTGATACTTTGTCATGTGAGTATTATAGCGGACCCCACTGACATATACAATAGAATTCCAGGGATTTTTTCATATCCTCGTATGATACTCGTCACACCCTCAATACTGCGGGCGATTTGCGATCTGTAACGGACTTGAACCGTCGACCTCTACCGTGACAGGGTAGCGCTCTAACCAACTGAGCTAACAGACCAAGAAAAAATTGTGAGCAGTTTTAAATCTTGCTCAGGATTTATTTTATTTTAGAAAGTTGCAACCATTCGATACAACTTATTTTTTTCTGCGGTTAGAACTGGGTCAAACCCTGATGCACCCGCCATAAGTGTTTCGCCATTGCCACGACCTGAACGATAATAATCAAGGCGCTCAGTTAGTGCATTGAATGCACCCCACTTTGTTCCCTTGATTGTAGCGTTAGTTGGTGAGTTATGATAAAGGTCATCAAGCAAGACAACTTTATTTTCCCACTTCTTGATTGCACCCTTAGCATCTTTTTCTGGCTTAGGATAGATTGTCTGAATCAACTTAGAGAATTCAGCATCAGTAATTGCTTGAGCATAAAGTGCTTTTGCTTGAACTTCGAACTCATCGAAATAACCAAGCGCCATTCCAAGAGTCTCACGAGCAACTTGAATGCGACCTTCAACAGATTGCGTGTGGCGAATCTTGAAAGATTGCTTAGCATTCTTCATTGCAAGGTTTAGCGTGTTTTGGCATACAACACGAACAGGTGTAACGGCTGCCTGAACGGCAACAGAACCATCGTGTGATGTCCATACGATTAGATAGAGTTTAGTTTGGTCATTAGCACCTTGTGGGTCTAATACCATTGTGCGTGGAATGTCCACAGTTCCGAAAACCACTTTACCCTTTTTTAGTGAGCCAGCAGATTCCCAACGGCAATCAGCATTAGCATCGTGAATTGCATCAGCGAATGCAAATAATTCTTCATTCTGCACAGGCTTGTAACGCTTGCCGACAGTTGCGAGAACATCTACGCCCTTATTGAATGGGTTATCACGAATGACAAGAGATGCGGTAGAAACATCATTCCAAGATTCTGGAATGTGCTCAGTGATTGGAGATAAACGAACATTCCAATTTGCTAACTTTGCCTCTTCAAGCATTGTAGCGGTTGTAACTTCCTCATCTTGTGTAAAGATTCGGTTAGCGAGATTGTGCCAAGCAGGAGCACCACGAAGCGCAAATGCAACTTCGCCATTTTCCATTTCTAGATTATGAGCCATTTTTATTTCCTTTCGTTTGATTAGTCATAAGTATAACATCTGCCACTGACATTGTCTAGGTTAGTTAGTCATTTGTCCCAATTGCGTCGTGTGATCATTCTCACAAACTTTCAGGGTTATCCACAGGTTGTCGTAACGTTGTGGATAACCCCTCAAAAGCGGGGGCCGAGCTGAGGATTAAATCCCCACCTCTACCTTTTTAGCATTGCTAATTAGATTTTTATTAAATTCAACTGTGCTCTCATCAAGAAACATTGCAGTTGTTTTCTTTTTCTTTACGTTATCAAAAACATAAGCGTTAATCTTTCCGCTAAAGTTTCTGATGTTGCTGAATACTAATTCAGTTAAATATTCTTTATCAACACCTTGATCTGAATAAATCGTGATGTCATTTGATTTGTTTGCGTCGTAGATTTCTACTCTGAAACGATTTGCCATTGTATTACCTTTGTTAGTAGTTTCCCGAAGGAGAGCAGTTTGGCGACTTACTCAGGTCGTTCGCAATTTATCGTTATGCGAGAACGATTGGGTTCAGGACTTTAGTTCTGCCCCCCAAATTATTTAGAGATACTTAGCAATCTGCTTCATTGTGGAAGCATTTACTGTTTCCTCATCTGTCATTTTGAGAATTGTGAGAGCATTGGAAATGTCCTCTTTCATCTCACGATAACTGTGCTGATGGATAACATCATAGTCCTTTTCAGGTTCAGTAGGGAAAGTTCCCTCTTTTGTAATGATGTCAAAATCAACATTGAGAGTGTTGTTCCAGTTGCGATAGTTTGTGCGAAGGTTCTCAGCCTTTGAGAAGTTGGCAATAGCCCACTTTCCAATTTCCTTTTTCCACGCTTCGTGTGCCTTGTTATACTTTGCTTCGTTTGCTTCTTGTGAAGCATAGTCTTTTTCTAGCGTTGCTAGACGAGTTTCTAGTGCCTTGATTACTTTGGTAGTTGCTACCTTTACTGTTATTGCTCTAGTCATTTGTTGCCTTTCGTTGGTTGGTTGTTGTTATGGATAGTATAGCAGGGGGGTCTGACAACCCCCCTGCCCTAAACTATGCGCCTAGAAGTGTCTTAGCGGATACTGAAGTCCAGCGAGTTTCCCTCGTTGGCATTTCCAGTAGCACACGCACCGAGCCAGATGCTTGTGGGTGTATCTCTTTGATAACACCTGTCTTTTTTGACTTCAGGGTGGTGAATAAATCGCCTACCTGATAGAGTTGGTTGTCTATTGTCATTTTTGCCTCTTTTCTTTGTTAGGGTTGTAGTATAGCATTGGGGTCTGACATTCGTCTAGCCCTATCTCAGTATTTGAGAAAGTTATTGTGTGATGCTAATCACTTTCTTGTAGCCAAGCGTGTAAGTGATGCTGTTCGATAATAGCGGAAGCGGGTGCGAACTTATCTCCACGATAAGATACGCCTTCAGGCATTTCGATCAATTTATCATACTCATCTGCCCAGTATGCGTCAATAGCCTCGATGCAAGGTTGCACCATAGATAGTGGAACGGGCGGGTAATGATTACCTTGTAAGTGATAAGCAATACCTTGTTCTAAATCAAACTCGCTTGCTAAATCTAGCGCAGTATTATTTCCCATTATTAGTTACCATCCTTAATAGTTACTTCAGCCCAAGTGTTAAACTCGTTAGCAATTTTTAATAGATTAGACTCAGTAAGTGCGTGTAGTGTTGCTTCTTTGCACATCTTTGTAACTGAATAAGTATCAAGTGCAATTAGGGCAGGTAGTAAGTTAGCGGGAATTTTATCAAGGTCAATAGTGGCCTCGAAGGTTACTGTGTGTGGAACTGTCATTAGATTAGACATAGATTACCTTTCGTTGTTGGATAGTAGTATTATAGCCTATTGCACTGACATTACCTAATCCATTCTCGGCGTGTCGCAGCTTTTGTGATTAACCTCACAAATCCAGGGGTTGTGGATAACTCTCGTAAGCCTGTGGATAACCCCCTACATATAGGGGCCGAGCTGACAATTGTCAACTCGACACACCGTTACTTGCTCCAACGATTAGGCAAATCTTCTTTACCGTCATTATCATTATCAAATTTTGCACCATTCCACATGTATACGGCTAGCACAATTGGTGAGCACAAGAATGCAATTAATATAATTCCGATCAAAGATCCAATAACATCATACATTATTTTTTACTCGCAGAAAATCTAATATCCGCTTTACCATAAACACACAGGCCACAAGATACACAAGCGGACCCATTGCTAGAGATAAGTGGAATTGATTTCATATTCTCAGGGCACTTAGCACCAGGCTTGCCAGTCAATTCTTTCATTGTGTCTTCGGTTGCAGCGAATGTCTTTCCTAGATAAGCAAGACGTATCTTAGAATTAGTTTTCAAATCGAATGCTATTTCTTTATTCTCATCATCGGTTGAATAGTATAGAGACAGATTAGATACATCCTTGAGAATAAGCGCTGCGTCGCTTACACGTGTGTATACCCAAAATTGAATATCGGAATGGTTTTCAATAACAGTCTTCCAGGCATAGGTATAAGTATCATTGAAGAAATCTCCGTCCCAGTGGATACGGAATAACTTAGGAGCACTCTTCTTATTACAATCGGCAACAAAATCAACAATCATCTCTTCTAGAAGGCGCACCATTGTGTCATTGTCTGCATTGCGTAACAATTCCCAATTGTGTAATAGATTAGTTTTTACTCCTGGGAATAGTTTTTCAAGTTTTCCTGCGTAGCAAACACTCTCACAAATACTAGTGGCACCAGGGCACGAATAATTCTTTCCTGCAGGTAATCCGAACGTGTTCGCAATTGCGGCTTGCTTTCCATTTTTTGTGACAAGATTAGCCACCTTTCTATCATTAGAGCGTTTTAGTTTCATTGGAGCCCAATCGTTGGTTGAATGGCAAGTATAGCAGAATGGACCGACATTTACTAATCCTGGCCCAGCTTTCCAGGGTGATTTTGATCACAGTCTTAACGACACGCCCGACCCCGTGCCTTTGCGGGCCAGATGGCTAATTGTCAAGTTTATTTTTATGTTTGATCTTGCGTGTGTATTTTTTTTTATTGCGAACAGGTTGCGCCGCATTACTGCGGCGCAATTCCTGAATTCGTTTTACTTTATCTTGAAGTGAAGTTAGGAACATTGTATCCACTCGCCTTATGAAATCTAGTTATGTCAAATCTTGGATTATCAACCGCAAACATTTCCGCAAAATCATTTACGATTTTAGAAAATAAAGCGGGGTGCGTTTTATCGCTAGCATACTTTAGAATTTCTGCGGTTGCGACATAATCTTTACGAGTCATCATTTTGCGGATACCAATCCAATTCTATTAAAGTTTTTAGTATACATTTTGCCCGTTGGCAAAGATAAATTATATGTTGCGAATTCTTTAGCGAACCCTACATCATAACATTTTGCGAAAGCCTCAAAGGCTTGTAAGGCGTCAGAAAATTGGTGTGTAAATTCCAAATTTCCGTCATAGTAAGTGTCTAGTCTATACATTAGTTTCCCTTTCGTTAGTTACGCATTTACATTGTGTTACTTGTATTGTATCAGTTAGCACTGACACAATGGCGAGAGTATCGCAATTATCGCAAATCCACATCCCCGCTATGTTGCTCATTCGTTTTCCCCATTCATAAATAAAGAGCCGTCAAACGCACCTTCATTGACTAGACCTAATTCAATGTTGAATAATTCATCGGGTGTTGCTTCGGATAAATCTACCCAGCCAGCACCTTCGTTATCCATTCGGAAAATTTCAATGTATCCCATTAGTGTTGTTCCTCGCAATCGCTATCGTAGTCAAATCCGCAAAAGTAGCAATCCATTTGCTCGCCGTGTGCCTTACACACATAACGGAATTGACTTTCATCACAGCAAAAGTGTTGCTCGTCTTTTACGAAATAAAATTCGGTTTCGTCAAGATAATCTTTAGTTATCATTTATTTACCGCCAAACTGCGATAAGTATAACCGCCAGTATTTTTTCTAATTTGGACACGATACGCTTCTGCGCCTTCATACCAAATTGCTTGCGGGTGAATTTCCGCTGAGATAATTTCTCCAGTTACGGAATTTGAGCGATAAGTTTTTCCGATTAGTAAATCGGTTACATTGTAAACATTTGCTGACATTACTTTCCTTCTTTCGTTGTTGTTGATACGGACATTGTAGCAGATAGCACTGACAAGGCTTCTGCCTTGCTTGCTTGACGGGTGGCGATAACGTGCGCCTTGAATTCGTCTAGGTTCATTTCTGACCTTCTTTCGTTGTTGTTATAGTAGACATTATACACGAACCCACTGACATAAGATAATTACTAGCCAGTAAGTCCACATAGTAAGACGCTCAACCTATGTGATAAATCTCACAAAATTCCAGGGGTTACACGACACGCACGTAACGACACGCCCGACCCCGTGCCTTTGCGGGCCAGCTTGACATTGTCAAGCCGACACGCCGTTATTCTTCTTCTAATTCGGCTAAATAGTCTTCGTGCTCTATTAGTCCAATGCTAAACGCTATTGGATCGCAACACTCTAAAATCTCGGCGGGTGTGAATGTAGAGTAACCGATTTTTACAGTAGGATAAACATCATTTAGTAAATCTATAAAACTTTCTTTGATTTCTAAATCTTTCTCAAATTGTGATTTATTCATTTAGTCCCCCATTTTTTATGTCTTTGATTACGGCGATTAGTAGCGGGATAGTTACGCCCGCTAGTAGTAATTGGACGGCGGTAGTTAGTAGGCGATTAGTAGTCATTACTTAGCCCTCTTTATCTTATAAACCTTATAAGCGATTAGTGCTAAGGCGGTGATAATAATAGTGTGCCAAGGTAGGTAGATAGCCCCTAAGAAACTATCAAACTCTAATCCGTATTCGTTAGAGATAAGTAACTCAAATCCGCTAGGTATCATTTATTATGCCTCCCAAGTAAGTGTGAATAGTTTTGCTAGTTCCTCATCATCAACATCATCAAAATCATCAACGGGAGGTTGTTCCTCATCTACCTCATCAAGGTAAGCGTATGCGTCTGAAACATCTGATTGGATAGACTCGTATTTATTTATAGAGTTAGTATTGTAAGAGTATGCGTATGACATTAGATAGACCCTTCATTAGTTAGATACATACCTAGCGGTATAGTTATGAACGCTAGGGTGGAGATTATTAGTAGAAAGGTTAGCATTAGTTTTGTGTTACCTTTCGCATATGTGCTACGACATTTTTAGAAACCTTTTGTAGTTCGGTTACTGCCTTGTTCATCTCGTCTGCGCTAGTAGCGGTAAAGTCCACGCCTAGTAGTTGAGCGCCGTCCCATAGTGAGTATGTTATTGTCATTTTATTTTCTATCCTTTTCGTTAGTTGGTTATAATGGAATTGTAGCCTAGTGGGCTGACATTATCAAGCCGACACGCCGTAGCGTGAGCCTTATGCGGTGTGAGTTACCTCACACACGCACTCGATACAATAGCAAGCCTTGCTAGAGAGTAGGTCACGCAATAGAGCCTTGCGTGTATAGGCGTTGAGTCCATAAGAGGACTTGACTCCACCATTGTGAAAGTCATGCACGATAGTGCTGTATAGTGTTTCTGTAAGTTGAGTCATTGTGTGACCCCTTTCGTTTGTTGTTATAAGATAACTCTACACTAGGGGACTGACATTTATCAAATCCAAATTCGGACATTAAGGACAAATCAAAATAAATCTTTGTGAGGTCTATCACACCCACGCTCAGTATGTGCGGTCTATCTAAAATTTCCTTTTGTTTTACAGGTGTGTATCGTACAAATTAAAAATATATTAACATTTTATGAAATCTGAAAAGGCGGTTAACTGAAAAAGCTTGACATAGAATTTGTAAATAGTATACTTCCAATAGGGGGGTCGGGGGGTCAGTAAATCAATAAATAATAAATATTAATATATAAGACCTAAGACCTAAGATCAAGTGATAGTTAGAATGATACAATAAGATATGCCATCAGTAAACCTTATAGGAGATTGCCACGCAACCAGAATATGGGAGCATTGGGATCCAAAAACCTGCCCAGTAGATTTTAAAGTTTGGGGATTAGCTGGAATGACAGCCTGGGCATTTGATCCAAAAAAATTTGAAGAAGAAGGAACTGTTTCCAGCGGAATCGAAAGCGGAAACGAGTATTTTGTAAAACCAAGAGATTATTGGGAAAGACCATTTGGAGAATTTAAAAACACAGACATTGTACTAGTTTGGCTAGGATATGTCGATATTAGGCAATGGCTACCAAAGCATAAGAATACAGAGCAAACTGTTATAGAGTATTTGGATCGAGTAACAGAATATTTTAAGGGCTCCTTTATACAGCTAATAGAACCACTTCCACAATTCACTGAAATGCTTTTGAAATACGAGGGCATATCTCCCAGCTATACATATCAGGAAAGACAGGATATTAACGGTATATTTGTAAAGACACTTAATGATTACGCAAGAGATCATAAAATGCTTATGCCAATATCCCAAGAAGAAATAAGAGAAGCAGTAGGATTGTCTGAGTTCACTCCAGAAGATACTGCAACATGGGCTCCCCACCCACAAGATTCTCTAAAAAGAGAGTATTGGGCAAAAATATATGAATTATTTATAAAAAAAATAGTGCTCTTTAAAGATGAAAGGACAGCCCAATGGGAAAAGGATTTTGGACCAAGCGAAATTTTTAAAAATGTCAAAGTTCAATTTAGTTTAATATCCCCACCAGGATCTGGAAATACTTTTGCTGAAAATTTATTAGACGAGTATGTTGAGAATTGTTTTTACAAATCTTCGTACCATGACTATAAATCTTTTAATAAAAATGTCCTTGATGTATGCATAATAAGAGACCCATACGAATCAATAGCATCTTCTATAGAGCTTGAGCTAAATAAAACTTTAAACTCATCCGATAGCACAGAAAGTAATAGATTTATAAATGAAATAAAGTATAATACAAAAAATATATTAGACAAAATGTTTGATAGGCACATAGATAATTATAAAGACTTTTTAAATCAAATAAATAAAAAAGAAGCCAGCCATGCATTAATTTGCACATTTGAATTTTTGACAAAAACCCCAGAAAAATTTTTAAATAAATTTTCTAATAAATTTAATGTTAATCTAAAAGATTTTGATCCTGATTTAATTGAAAGTGTGGTTATAAATAAAATGGAAATGAATGAGTCTAGTAAAACTCGGGCTCCAAAAGAAACATCTTTTTTACGGGATATTATTAATAAAAATATACGTGAATATGAACCAATGGAAGAATTGTTTTTAGATTACAAAAAACAAATAGAAGAGGAAAACATAAATGAATGATTTAATCATAAACTCAGCACCAGGATCAGGCACAACCTATTGCAGCACTGTTTTGCAAAAAGCTTTTGGCAAATGGTTTCAAACTACTCATCAACCACACCTACTTACAGAAGGCGGAAATCAGGTATACATACTTAGAGATCCATACAATGCAATAGTCTCTGGCCTAGAGAGACATTTTCAATTTATGGACTCACCAGACTTGCAGAAGTTTGACATATCAGATTCAGATACACTCAAGTCTAAAATAAAATATTACAATACGCTATATAATTCTTTTCTAGATGACTTTGAACGTGACAATGTGTTGATATGTGTTTATGAAGATATGAGAAACAGCCCAATGAGGCTTGTCCAAAAAATTTCTGACAAATTTGGCATTCCTATTGTAGAATCTGAAGTAACAGGCGAATGGGTTGAAAAGAAATTAGTCCTAAACCTTTCAGATCCAGGATACCCTACAGAACGTAGAAAAAGAAATATAGGAACACCAGAAAAACCAATTCTAAAGTTGGAGGTTGAAGCAAGTGACATTGTTAAACAGACATATGATAGATATTGGGAATATAAATATAAAAATGCAGAACATAATAATTAATTCTCCGCAGGGATCTGGAAATATATTTGCTTCTTTTTTAGTTAAAAAATTAAGTACTTGTAAACAGGCTTACGTGTCTCATGAACCAAATAGGCTAACTTCTGGAGAAAAGCAAGTAGTTTTTATTAGAAATCCATATGACTCAATTGCATCTGCAACAGAGAGGCATCTAGATTCTGTTCCTTATAGATTTATAAATGAAAAAATAAGTATTGATGATAAAAAATCCTTAAAAGAATTTATTTCGGATTATATAATAATTTATAAGCTGTTTATAAATGGAATAGATGATAATAAAAACTTATTAATTATTTTATTTGAAGATTTGTCTTCAGACCCTATAGATGTTGCAAAAAAAATAAATACTTTTTTTAATTTTGAGTTTATCGATCAAGAAAAAAATTTTGATATAAATAGTTACATATATAATGAAATGTTGATGGCAAATCAAGAAGCTAGATCTCCTAGAAAAAGAACAGAATCAAGGGAAACAATAGAAGCACTAATAAAGACTTTTCCTGACATTAAAAATGTATATAATCAATATTTGAGAGTTAAAGAAAAATTGCAGTTGACTGAAATATAGGGTATACTGTACATATGAAATGTGATTTTTGTGAAAACCCAAAGTATGTAGAGCGTATAAACGCTAAAGGCATACTTGAAAACTTTTGCACATCTTGCATTGAAAAGCTAGTAGCAAGCCGAATACGCTAGTCCCTAGGGGATATAGCTTAATCTGGTTAAAGCACTTGTCTTATATACAATAGATTCTGGGTTCAAATCCCAGTATCCCTACTGGAGGCATTAAATGATATATTCAAAAAAATATAATTTTTTATATTTAAAAAATAAAAAAGTTGGAGGGTCTTCAACTGAAATTTGTTTATCTCAAATAATGGACGAAGATGCTGTTGTAACTCCAGTACATCCAATAGATGAAAGACATAGTTCAAGAAATAATGAAAAGTTTTTTAATCACATACCATATTCAGAATTAGAAGCACTGATTGAAAATTTGTCTGAAGTAGATTCATGCGTTGTGGTCAGAAACCCATACGATACAGTCATGTCAGATTTCTTTTTGCAACTAGAGTATACAGGTAATATGCAAAACTATTTATCTGGAGATAGATCTGATTTTGTAAATAAATATTTTGAAAACACCTTAAGAGAAGAATGGCGTGGGTGGTTAAAAAGTACAAAAGGGTTATACTCCAAAGATGGTGTTATTCAAGTTAAAAATGTTATTAAATATGAAGACGGCATTGAGGCAGGCATGAATCAAATTTTAGAGCCCAAAGGATTGCATTTAGATTTAAATGTATATCAAAAAGCCCACAGGCCAAAAGAAATAACTGCAAAAGATGTGTTTTCAGAAAAGCAAATGCAAGATATTGCACATGAGTGGGCCTGGGAATTTAATAAATTTGGATACGATTTATGAAAAAGGCATGGGCATTAATAAGTCTAATTGCGACAGCAATCCTGTCAGGCGTTGTAATGTCTAAATTTTTAAAATGGGCGGGAAAAGAAGAAATCTTTGATTTTGACCTAAATGAGAATATAGACAATGATCAGCTCTAAGTTCTATAAGACTGTAATCATATGTTCATGGGTATTGATATCTATATATGCAGTATGTGTATATATATCCTAGTTGACTAGAATATATTCATATTGTCTACTGTCAGATTCTGTCAGAATGGGTCTTATAGGGGCTCAGAAGGCCATCAGAGAATTTAACCAGTGTAACTGGTAGAACTTTACTCAAAGAGCCTTATTTGGCCCTGTATCGCTTAAGTTTAAATCTATTAAAGAATTTAGATATAGATTTTTCTATCTTTGCTTCAAGTAAAGCTTCATGGGATTCATTTTTAAAATGATCTGTCTGAAAGTATGGACTATTCATCATCTTACTAAAATGGTCTCTAGGCATTCATATCCTCCAAATGGTATCTTCTACCGCCGCCGCACTTCAATTTTTTCACTTTCGCACTAAATGATTTTAATGCTCTTTGAATTCGGACATAAAGGTAGATGCTAATTCTTTACCTTCAAGGCCTGACGCTTGCATAATTGCAATTCTATCTTTTGAGAACTGTGGATTTTCTCTTAATGGCTGCATCCACTTATCAAGCTCATCCTCTGTTCCATTTCCTATTTGTTCGTAATACTCTGGAGTTTTGTAATTGTGGAATGTTCCTGGATTGTCTTCTGTCTTTAAACAGAAGTTTGAAAACGCATATCTTACACCAGATTCAACTTCTTTTACTCCGTGGCTGTATGGATCAAAAGCGCTGTGAATAAGTATGTCTCCACGCTGAGGAAGGTATTCGTATTGACCTGGTTGTCTGTTGTCATCAGTTTTTCTAGTTCCATCTGGGTTGATGTCTGGATAAAATATTTCTCCGCCAGTAAAGTGTCCAAAATAAGCAACTAGACCGTAGTCAATTACACAGCATGTTGCATATTTGTCGTCTTGAGATAAAAGATGGCAAGCACCCTTTCCAGGACTATCTGAATGTGTAAACATTCCACCGTCGCCAGGTCTTATATTTAAGATTGATTGTGAAGGGTGAATAACATAATGTGGATAAAGAAGCTCACTAATAAATTCCCAAAACTCTAATAGTTTTTTTGGTCTAGGGGCCATCTTATTCTCATACCAGCTAATAAGTGTTCCTGAATATTTAAAGGTGTCTCGGTAGTCTATTGAGTCCAGCTCGTTTTCAAGGTCTAACATTAATTCTTCGGGCAGTATGTTTTTAAACAAAAATATACCGCTTGGGGTTCCATAAGCGTCGGTGTAGCTTGAAAGTTTTATACAATCTGGTCTGTCATAAAAATACATTTTTGCCTCCATTGATAATATAACCTAATTGTATCACGGCTATCGTATTAAAAAACCCTAGTCAGAGGCGGATCCGACTAGGGTTTTAACAGGGAGCATAACTCAACCTGAGTTTTAATTATATTACAAGAATCTATAATAGTCAATCAAATTTTATATATTTTTTTTCTACCATGTCTTGAAGTACTTTATCTAAAAGCCAAAATGTTGATTCTTTTGAGTTGTCCGCATATATGTAAGCTTCTTCTAAAGAAAGGCCATTAAGTTTAGCAAGATCAGTACTTAAATCTTGAAACTTTTTGTGCATATCTTTTAATATCATTCTTTGTTTTAATGGATCAATCATTTTGCTCTCCTGGGGTAAAGGCTGGAGATGGGCCCAATAAATATCCCTGTTCGTGGTAAGCAATCATTTTGCTTACTTCTTCCTGCCCAACGGATCCCTTTGCTATAAGGCTAAGCATGTCATATATTCTATGAAGCATTATGTAATTTACCATAGGCAAATTATCTTCTAAATCATTTGAAATTTGATTATTCTGGTCTTCCTGCATCTAACCAAAAAACCTCTCTACCCATTGCGTCAGTTACCTGTATCGGAACCGAATCATTTTCTAAATTACAAATACAATTTTCTTTACACATTTTTGTGTTTATTCACCTCATCAACTATTTTTTGATAGCTTGCCGTTCCAAGAGCCTTTTTATAATCGCACTCTAAGCAATATAAGTATATCTCATCTAAAAGGTTTTGATTTGAAAAAAGAATGGATTGGTCTACTGGGCATAAAAGCTTTTCAACCAATCCTTCTTCTGACATGGAGATGTAGGTTGATACATATTGTACCCTCATCCCATCTCCCTTACTTTGTCGGAAATTTTAATAAAAATTCCTTAGCTCTTGGGGTCATGCCCTTCCAAGCCGACCAATCAATACCGCCATTGGTCATATAATACGTTATCTCTGCGTTTGTTACTGGGTCGAATAACTCCTTGTTACTCTGTAGATCAAACTTCTCAAGTCTTGTTGGACCTAAGTTTCCGATCATATTTATTTGAAATAATCCGTAAGAACTATCTCCTGTATTTCTGTCCCCGTTATATGCAAGCGGTCTTCCATTAGATTCACGCTTTGCTATGGACCAAGCTTTCTTAAGGCCTACTCCTTCGAATCCTACAGTCTCAAGTAATACTTTCAACTTTTCGTCTGTAAGCATTTCAGATGGCTTGTAAATTTCTTTACTAAAGCTATCTAAAACTTCTTGCTTTAATTGGGCTTCAGTTTTCACTAAAGGTTCTACTACGGTTAAAGCGTTTGCTGAGTTACCAAACAAAAATAACATTGTTACTGCTATTATCGTCCAGTCACGAACCAAATCGCTAAACTGTTGCTTTATATTCTCCATTGGCATTTCCTCCTATAGAGATAACGAACTATAAGAATAGCATTAAATATAAACAACTGTCAAGTTAGTCAACCAAGATGCTATCTTACATAATGAGATAGATAAAAAATATTTTTACCCATAGACTGATAAATAAAAGTTTGATACACTAGGACTTCACTTAAAATTAACACCGCAAGGCGGAGAGAAGGTCGTATAATAAATGTCACGAACTATTGAAAATCCTTATGAAAACTTTATTGCCTTATCCAGATATGCAAAATGGGTAGAGGCAGAAGGCCGTAGAGAAACATGGGGAGAAACAGTAGATAGATATTTTGAGTTTATGACTAACCATTTAAAGGTAAACCATAATTATATTCCAAATGAAAAGCTAGTTGCGGAATTAAAAGAGTTTGTATTTGAACGAAATGTAATGCCATCAATGAGATCAGTAATGACTTCAGGACCAGCATTAGAAAGAGATAATGTAGCAGGATACAATTGTGCTTTTCTTCCAGTTGATTCACCACGTTCATTTGACGAGACGATGTATATTCTCATGTGTGGCACTGGCGTTGGGTTCTCTGTTGAGTACAAGTACATTAATAAACTTCCTGCCGTCCCAGAGTTACTGGAGAAGTCAACCACAGTAATTACAGTAGAAGATTCTAAGCAAGGTTGGGCTAAAGCATACCGTGAGCTGCTAGCATTACTTTGGTCTGGACAGATTCCAGCAATTGATGTTTCTAAGGTAAGACCAGCAGGTGCAAGACTTAAGACAATGGGTGGAAGATCATCAGGTCCACAACCACTTGTTAATCTATTTGATTTTACAATTGCAAAATTCAAAAGCGCCACAGGAAGAAACCTTAAACCAATTGAATGCCACGATATTATGTGCAAGATTGGTGAGGTAGTTGTTGTAGGCGGAGTTCGCCGATCAGCAATGATTTCTCTTTCTAACATTAACGATATTGAAATGGCACAGGCTAAGTCAGGTAACTGGTGGGAAGCTAATACGCAACGTGCTTTGTCTAATAACTCTGTTGCTTACTCACGCAAGCCAGAGATGGAGCAATTTATTGCAGAATGGAAATCTCTATATGATTCAAAATCAGGAGAACGAGGCATATACAATGTGGCCGCAGCTCAAGCCCAAGCAGCCAAGTATGGAAGAAGAGATCCAGACATACACTATGGAACTAACCCGTGCTCAGAGATTATCCTACGCCCTTATCAGTTTTGTAACCTTTCAGAAGTTGTATTGCGTGAGAATGATACAAAGAAAGAAATTGAACGTAAGGTTGAACTTGCAACTATCCTTGGGACGTGGCAGTCAACTCTTACAGACTTTAAATATCTTCGCAAGATATGGAAAGACAATACAGAAGAAGAGCGACTATTAGGTGTTTCTCTAACTGGACAATTTGGACACAAGTTTATGTCAGGTAAAGAAGACCTTGTTTCACTAGAAGCTTTTTTGATGACGCTTAGAGAATTAGCAAGAGCAAAAAATAAAGATGAGGCTGGGAAAATTGGGATTCCTGAGTCTGCCGCTATTACATGCGTAAAGCCGTCAGGAACAGTATCTCAATTGGTCGGGGTATCTTCTGGAATGCATGCTTGGCATTCGCCATATTACATTCGTACAGTTCGTGGAGCAAAGGGAGATCCAATCTCTACATTTTTGAAGGAAGTTGGAATTCCAGTAGAAGATGATGTTATGAAGCCAAACGATACATACGTATTCTCATTTCCAATTAAAGCGCCAGAGGGTGCAATTGTTAGAAATGATTTAACAGCTATTGATCATTTAAATATTTGGCTGGTATATCAACGTGCATGGTGTGAACATAAGCCCTCCATTACCGTATCAGTTAAAGAAGACGAATGGATGGAAGTAGGGGCCTGGGTTTACAAAAACTTTGATGAAGTGTCTGGTATATCATTCCTTCCTCATTCAGAGCATACATATAAACAGGCACCATATCAAGAAATTTCAGAAAAAGAGTACGAGGACTTAACGGCAAAAATGCCTAAAAGTATTCGTTGGGAAGATTTGTCTTTTTATGAGACAGAAGATGGTACTTCCATAAATGCCACGCTTGCTTGTAGCTCAGACGGTAATTGCGAGCTTGTAGATATTTCAGCATAGTGGTAGAATTATAGTATTCGGCCAAGGCCGAAAATTCCAGGGGCAAATTGCCCAACAAGGAGATAATAAAATGGCTAAATTTGCAAAAGCAGATTTAAACAAAGATGGAAAGGTCAACATGCAAGAACAGATCCTAGCAGCGCTAGCAAGCTACGGAAGAGCATTTCTTTCAGCAGCACTAGCCTTATACATGACAGGTAATACAAATCCTAGAGATTTATTACTTGGCGGAGTCGCAGCAGTAGCACCCGTAATTTTAAAGGCATTAAATCCAAATGACAAGAGTTTTGGATTTGTTAACAAAGCCTAACTTATAGTTGATTGGGAACGCCCTTATGCTAAAATTGGCATAAGGGCTTTTCTAATTTAGGGGTAAATGTGGCAGCGCAAAAAAATTTTGAAGTAGACCAAAATACAACTTTTACGTTTGAAGTTCAGTATTTGGACGAAGACCAAACCCCAATTCAATTAAACTTTCACACCGCCAAACTTCAAGTTAGAGACACCCAAGGTGGTAAAAAATTAGCATTTACTTTAACAGAGCAAGATGGAATAAACATTAGCCCAACTGAAGGAAAGTTAAAGATCTCTATTTCTTCAGACAGAACAAATAAAATGTTTTATCCAAAATCTGCATACGACCTAGTTATAGTTGACCCAAGCGTTAATAAGACAAGATTATTAGAAGGGTACATGACTCTAAATAGGTCAGTAACGGTATAATGGCAACACGTTTAATAGTAACCGAAAATAATCCCCTAGTAGTTGTAAGATCTACTGGTGCGCCAGGGCGCACAATTATAAGCGGACAAGGAAATCCAAATAATGCTCTTGGAGTTCCTGGAGATTTTTATTTTGATACAAATACAACAAGATTCTGGGGTCCAAAAGACACACAGACAAATACGTGGAATATAGCAAAAAGTTTCATTTTGGATAAGCAGATATCACTGACTCATTCTTGGGAACTAGCACAGATAGTTGGACCAGTAAATGGAATTTACTCGTTGCCAATAACACATAACCTTGGGTTCCACCCCAATGTGACCGTTAAGTCAAGTGCTGGGGATATATTAGAAACTGGAATAGACTATAATAGTATAAACATATTAACACTGACTATGGCACAACCGTTTTCAGGGACAGCATATCTGTCATAAGGGAGAAAGAAAATGGCAAAAAAGTTTTTAGTTAGCATTGACCTCAATAAAAATGAGCTCTTAAATGCTAGAATTCAGAATTTAGGCTCAGCCCCATCTAACCCAGTAATTGGTCAAATTTACTATAACAGTGGCGACAATGTTATGTACTACTACAATGGACTAGCATCACCAGACGGTCCATGGCAATCAATGAGCGGTTCTCAAGAAGTAATTCAAGATGTAATCGGCGCTTCAGTTGAAGGCGGAGTTGGCTTAACAAGAACATACGTTGATTCTACAGGAATCACAACAATAGATTTAGACAATACAGCAGTAACAACTGGTTCATACGGATCACAAACAAAGATACCGACATTCACAGTAGATCAGCAAGGTAGATTAACTGCAGCTGGTCAGGTTGATGTAGCAACAGAGCTTGCAATAACTGGAGACACTGGAAATACATCCATTTCATTACTTACAGAAGGATTAACTGTAAATGGTGGAGAAGGAATTGATGTTGCTGTAACAAATAATGCAATTACAATTTCTGGTGAAGACGCAAGCACAACAAACAAAGGTGTTGCTTCTTTTGATGCAACAGACTTTAATGTAAACGCAGGCGTAGTATCTGTAAAAGATATTAATTTAGATTCACAAACAACAGGTGACTATGTAGCAACTATTCTTGGAACAGCAAACGAAGTTACTGTTTCTCCAAATAGTGGACATAATGCCGCAGTAACTATTGGATTGCCAGACAATGTAGAAATCACTGGAAACCTACAAGTTGGCGGAAACCTAAATGTTATTGGAACTGTTAATTCTGTAAATACAACTCAGATTAATATTGAAGATAATAAGGTAAAGCTTAATAGCAATTTTGCAGGAACTCCAACAACAGATGCTGGAATAACAGTAGAGCGTGGTTTAGAAACAGACGTAGAAATCCTATGGAATGAAACGTCAGATAAGTGGACATTAACAAATAATGGAGTAGGCTATCATGAAATTGCTAGAAAATATTCTGAAACTTTAGGAGCCTCAGCAACAACTTATCTGATAGCCCACAACTTAGGAACACCACACGTAATAGTTCAAATATTTGAAACAGCCTCACCTTATGCTCAGATTGAAGCAGATGTTAAAAGCCAGTATCCAAACTCAGTAACTATTGATTTTGCAATTGCACCCGCAGCTGGAGAATATAAAGTAGTAGTTGTAGGTTAATAACATGTCAAGACAGATGAAGGTTGCCCTTAATCTTCTTACCTCTATGGAGAATCCAGATATAGGCACAGCTGGAGACATATACTTCAACGTAGTAAGCAAGAACTTAAGAATATATAATGGTACGGTTTGGGTAGAGCTTACCCCGCCCAGCACAGACCCAACACCATTCTATATGCATACTCATACATTTGATGGAAATGTTCATACAATTGATGTTCAGAATAAGATTACATTTAAGGAAACAAATACTTCAGATTCTCCCGATCTAGTATTACCACTTGTAATTGGATACGACGGACAAAGTCCTTCAACATCAAGCCAAGGCGGAACATTTGAAAACCAAACATTGCTTGATGGCGGAAACCCAGAAGGCAGTGTTACAGAAATACAAGACGAAGTTCTAGAAGGAGGAAGTTCTGCAGACAACGATGGTATAATTGTTGATGCAGGAGGTTCATAAAATGGCATCATTAAGAATACAACTTAGAAGAGACACAGCAGCAAACTGGGTGTCCAACAACCCAATACTATTATCAGGTGAACTAGGAATTGAGACAGACAGCCTAAAGTTTAAAATTGGTAATGGCTCAAGATGGAATGCAACAACTTCCTATGCATTTAAAGCTGGAGAGGCCAATGGAGTAGCAACACTAAATGCTCTCGGTAAAATCCCCACCTCACAGCTTCCAGACTCAATGTCTGTATCTGCAGATTTAGCAACAGCAATCGCAGCGCTATCAACAACATCTATATCAGAAGGTAGCAATAAATATTTTACAAACCAAAGAGCAATAGATGCCGTGGCATCATCAATATCTGCAGCAATTGCAACAGAATTAGCAAATAGAAATACAGCTATATTTGCTGCTAAATCTGAAGCAATTTCAACGGCGGCAGCTGATGCAACTAGCAAAACTTCCGCAGTAAAAATAGAAACTTTAGCAGCAGCAGGAACCTCAGCAGATTCTAAAGACGCAGCAGCAGTAACATTAGCAACGTCATCAGCAAATGTTTATACAGATAATAAAATTGCATTAGAAGTATCTAATAGAAATACTGCAATAAATACAGCAATATCAACTGAAATTACAAATAGAAATACTGCAATCGATGCAGCCGTTTCTGGATTGTCTTCAGGCGGAGGATCATCTACGATTACGCTTGGAACAGTTTCAACTGGAAACCCAGGAACATCTGTTTCTATTACAAATACTGGAACACCAACTGCACCGTTATTTAATTTTACAATTCCTCGTGGAGACGTAGGCCCACAAGGATTAAGAGGTGACACTGGTGCTACTGGTGCAAAAGGTGACACTGGCGCAACTGGCGCAACTGGTCCATCGGGAGCAGCAAGTACAGTAGCAGGTCCTACTGGCGCACAAGGAGCAAAAGGTGACACTGGCGCAACTGGCGCAACTGGTGCTACTGGTGCAAAAGGTGACACTGGCGCAACTGGCCCAACTGGCCCAGCTGGTTCAGGAACTTCAACTTTTTCAGGAACTACAGATTCAGTAACAGAAGGAACAACAAACCTTTATTTTACAGCCGAAAGAGCCCAGACAGCAAATAATGCAAGGTTTACAGATGTATATGTAAATGTTAACCAGGCGTCCGACGAGATGCTTGCATATATAAATGCTAATTTTACTAATAACACCACATTAAGTAATACATTAAATGGCTATGTTATGGAAGCCGATGCAGATTTATCTGGAGGATATGCAAAACTTGGAATAGCAAGCGGTAAAATTTTAGACTCCGTAATACCCAGTACAATTGCAAGAACTTCAGATATAACATCAGCAATAGCAGGTGTTGTAGGCGCAGCACCAACTTCATTTGATACTCTTAAAGAGATTTCAGATTATATAGCAACAGATCAGTCTGCAGGAACAGCATTAACAACATTGGTTGGAACTAAGCTATCTTCTGCAACCGCAGCATCAACATATGCCCCACTTTCTTCTCCTGCATTTACTGGAACGGTTAGCGGAATTACAAAATCAATGGTTGGGCTTGGAAACGTAGATAATACTACAGATGCCTTAAAACCAATTTCCGCAGATACTCAGTCAGCATTAGACACAAAATTAGCAATATCAACTGCATCAACAACATATGCTCCAAAAAATTCCCCAGTATTTACTGGAACAGTAGACTTTTCTGGTGCAACAGTATCTGGTATTTCAGCCCTACCAGCCCAACTTAACAATACTGGAAAGTATTTAACAACCGATGGCACATCATCATCTTGGGCAACTCTTAATTTAGCAGCATATGCACCAATTAACAATGCAGCATTTACTGGTACATTTTCCGCCCCAGCGGGTACTGTCACATCAACTATGATTGCTGACGGAACTATTCTTAACGCAGATATTAATGCCTCAGCAGCAATTGATAAATCTAAAATATCTGGAACAGCAGTCACACTTTCAGATACTGCAACTGTAACAAATACAATGCTTGCTGGCTCAATAGCAAATACCAAATTAGCAAATTCATCTATAACAATCAACGGCACATCAGTAGCACTTGGAGGAACCACAACAGTATCTGGTGGCGCAAAAACATTCTATAATAATACTGGCACAGTCCCTGTTACAGGAATGGTTGCTGGGGATATTTATATACAGTATTAGGATATAAATGAAAATAAATGATGGTTCAAATTGGCAAGAAGCAAAATCATTAAAAGTAAATAATGGTTCTA